CTCAAATCACCGATTGAGCGCAGTTATCGCCCATGCCCCGTTCCCTTGTTTCGTTCTGGAAGCGTGTCGCCACCAGCGGCCCGACCGTAGATGGCCGCGAGATCCTTCCCCAGGAACTGCGTGATATCGCTGAGACCTACAAGCCCTCTCTGTACACCGCTGTGATCTGGTGCGACCACGAACGTTGGCCAGGTTCGCATGGCACCGTTTTCGCGGTGCGCTTGGTGGAAGAGGGCGACGATCTTGCCCCGGGGCAAATCGCCCTTGAGGCGCAGTTGAAGCCCAATAACAAATTGCTGTGGCTCAACGACCAGGGCGAAAAGCTGTTCACCAGCATCGAGATCACCCCCAACTTCGCGAACACCGGCAAAGCCTACCTGACCGGCCTCGGGGTGACCGACGAACCGGCCAGCCTGGGTACTCAAGAACTCTACTTCTCCAACAAGACCAGCAAGGCCGCGTACTTCGCCGCCTCCCACGAACTTGGTCCCCTGCGCAACGACCAGCCGCAAGGCGAACTGAACAAGTTTGTCGCGTTGTTCGCGGGGCTGCTCAAGCGCTTCGGCGTTGAAGAAACCCCCGCATCCCCGCAAACCCCCACCGAGAGCAAACCCCCAATGGATGAAGCTACAGCCAAGGCGCTGAAGGCATTGCTGGAGCAGCTGTTGCTTGTTGCTGCAGGCATTCAGACCGTGATCGAACCCGTCACAGAAGACGTCGTGGATCCTATCGTTGACGAAGTCGACGATGTTGAATCCGCTGTGAAGGACATCGTCGATCAGGTCGAGACTGATCGTGAGTTCGCCCGTAAAGGCGGCGACACCGACAAGCGCCTGGCCAGCATTGAGAAGCTGCTGAGCAAAGCGTTCAACACCGTCAGCACTCGCCAGGTCCCGCGTACCACTGGCCCGGCCGACAAAACCAAAAAGCGGGTGCTGTGATATGAGCCAGAAATCTCTGTCCAACCGCGCCCTACTGCAATACTCCGCTCTGTGTCTGGCAATCGGTGAGACCTACGGCGTTGATGTAACTCGCCAGTTCAACGTCGAGCCGAGCATCGCCCAGGAACTGAACGACAAGATTACCGAGCGCGCCGATTTCCTCGAGCGCATCAACGTCGTACCGGTCACTGAGATCAAGGGCGAAAAGGTCATGTTCGGCGTGAACGGTCCGGTCACCAGCCGCACCAACACCAAGACCACCGATCGCGAAGCCAAGGATGTTTCCGACCTGACTGGCGAGGGCTATGAGTTGTTCGCCACCGAATCGGACGTCGGTCTGCCATTCGCCAAGATCGACAGCTGGGCGAAATTCCCGGACTTTGCCGATCGCTACTCGGCAGCGGTGCAGAAACAGATCGCCCTGGATCGCATCATGATTGGCTGGCACGGCACTCATGCTGCAGCGCAGACCAATCTGGCTACCTACCCGATGCTGCAGGACGTGAACAAGGGTTGGCTGCAGTTAGCTCGCGAGCAGATCCCTGAGCAGGTCCTACACGAAGGCGCGGTCGCCGGAAAAATCACCCTCGGCGCCGGCGGCGATTACGAAAACCTCGATGCCCTGGTGCACGACACCAAGCAAATGATCAGCTCCGTGTTCCGTGATGGCGGCGACCTGGTGGCGATCGTCGGCAGTGACCTGCTGGCGGCCGACAAGGCCAAGCTGTATTCCAGCCAGGCGGGTAAGCCCACTGAGAAAGAACGCATCGAAAGTGCCCAGGTCATTGCGACCTACGGCGGCCTGCCGACCTTCACCGTGCCGCACTTCCCGGTCAACGCCGTGGTTGTCACCAGCTGGGACAACCTGTCGATCTACTTCCAGGACAGCAGCTGGCGTCGCCACCTGATCGAGAACCCGAAACGCTCCCGGGTTGAGGATTACAACGGCCGGAACGAAGGCTACGTGATCGAGCAACTGGAGAAATTCGCGGCTGCTGAAAACGTGGAGTTGATCTGATGAGCCTGGCACTGGCGCACAAGCGCCGTGTTCAAGCCGAGGGCCCTGCAGCTGCTGCACGCGCCGGTGCCGAAGCGGTGGTGTATTCATCCGCCACCGCGCTGTCCAGCCCAGCCAACGCCAAGAAACACTTGAAGCTGATGGAAGACGCATTGGCTCAAGACCTGGAGCGCATCAGCGCGATCAACAGCCGCGAACTGCGGCAGCAGCTCAAGCGTGATGAGCTGCTGCCCAAGTACCTGGACTACGTGCAGCGCTACCGCGATTCCGGATTGAGTTTCCCGAACTCGGTAGTGATGCAGGTCCTGGTCTGGCTGTTTGACACCGTGCAATTCGAAGCGGGACTGGACCTGGCGAACTTCGCTATGGAGCAAAACCAGCCGATGCCCGAACGCTTCAAACGCGACGTGCCGACCTTTGTCGCGGATGCGGTGATCGAGTGGGCCGAGGCCGAGCAGAAGGCCGGACGCAGTCCAGAGCCGTATGTGTCCGACCTGTTGCCGCGTGTCGATGGCGAATGGCAGCTCACTGAGCAGATCCCGGCCAAGTACCACAAGTTGCTTGGGATCCGCGCCCTGGGTGCCAGGGAGTGGACGAAGGCCATCACCCACTTTGAACGCGCCACTGAGCTGCACGCCGCCGTTGGTGTGGGTACGCGACTGGAAGGCGCTCGCAAGGCCCTGACAAAAGAACTGGCTGAGAAAGCCGCCGAATAAACCGACTACCCCCCCGGCGAGAAACTGTGGATGTGAGCCAACCATTTATGGCCCTGACCCACTGAAACAGTTTTCCCGCCCCTATTCGAGTGCCCAGCAATGAGCTTTTCCGGGAAACCCACGACCTTTGTGGAACAGGCGATCGAGAACGACGGCTTCTGGCCGGACCTCTCCGTGGCCGAGTTTCAGAAGGGTTACCGCCTGCCGGCGGAGTACCTGGTAGACATGCTGGCCGCTGATCTGACCACAGCGATGATCGAGGTCAATCGAGATCTCGCCAAGCGCAAAGGCCAATGGCAGAACGCAGGTGTCACCACCGTGGAATCTGCTGACCCTATGGTGCTGCCCGAGCGCACATTTCACGCAGCGACGTACAAGCGCGCCGTGTATTGCCGCGCCAAGGCCAGCTTGCTGACCCAGTTCGCCACTGTGACGCGTCGTGAAAGCGCGGAGAACACCGGCAAGGAACTGCCTGAACGTGGCGAAACCTTTCTCGAGTTCAGCCAGCAGGCTGTTCGGTCATTGCAGGGCCGTGGCCGCATTACGGCGGCGCTGCTGTGATCAAGCTGCAGGCTTTGACGGCCTACCTCATTGAACGCCAGTTGGTGGCCCCTGAGCAGCTCGACAGCTGGACCGACCAGGTCAACCTGGAACTGGTGTGGAAGCCCGACACCAAGGGCATGCACATGGGCGACATGAACTACAGCGCCACGATCGTGCTCGAGCGCTTCGCTGACCACCCGGCCCGCCTGATGGCATTGGTCGGCAGCTGGCTGGAGAGCAACGACGAGGACCGCGACGGCCTGCCCGCGACCGTGTTCGACATCACCATGCTCGACAACGACCTGGCCGACGTCGACATCAAGTTGCAGTTCAGCGAACCGCAGTATCTGACCGAGGATCCGGACGGCGAGATCGCGGCCTTCGGCAAGACCTGGGCATTCGTGCCGTTCGTGCTGTGGGTGGCGGAGCAAGGCGAGGTGACCAGCGATGGCGCGTAGCACTTTCGACCTGGACGTACGTGGCCTGCTCGGGGCGGAGGAACAGCTGTCGCTGCTTAATCTGCCGCCTCAGTTGCGCCGCCGGCTGCTGAACAACGTCAGCAAGCGTGTGCGCAGCCTGAGCCGCCAGCGGATCCGCAACCAGCAGAACCTGGACGGTTCGCCGTTCGAAGCACGCAAGGGCACCGGCAAGGGCAAAAAGAAGATGGAAGCCGGCCTGGGCAAGCTGCTCGAGGTCACCCGCGTCAACGCTGACGAAGCCGAGCTGGGCTGGCGCAACGCGCTGACCCGTTGGGTGGCATCGCAGCAACACAACGGCGTGTCCGAACGACGCACTGCCGCGCAGATGCGCCAGTGGAACAAGGTTCCCGAAGGCCTGGCCGCGACCGAAAAGCAGGCCAAGCGCTTGCGTCGTCTCGGTTTCAAGGTCCGTCAGGCGGGCAAAAAGACGCTCACACGCCCGTCAGTGGCGTGGATTAAAGAGCATGTGAACTACGCCAAGGCGGGTCTGCTGATCCGCATCCTGGACGACGAACAAGCCGAGTCCTCTGGTGCGCAAAGCTGGGAAATCAAACTTCCCAAGCGCCAGTTTCTCGGCCCTGGCACCGAGTCAGAAACCAGTGCGCTGGTGAACCTGGTGCTGCAACAAATCCTTAACGCTCCCCGCTAACGAGGCACACATGGCACTTGGCAAAGTCAGCGTCAACAATCTCAATCTCAGCCAAGGCGCTGTGACTGCGATCGAACGCCACTTCCTTTTCATCGGCCCAGGTGCAAAAAGCATCGGGCAATTGATCTCCCTGAACACGGACAGCGACCTGGACGTGATGCTGGGTATTCCACCCAGTGACCTGAAAACCCAGATCACCGCCGCTCGCCTGAACGGTGGCGATCGCTGGGCCTGCGTGGCTGCTCCGATCGCTGCCGATGGCAACTGGCAGGATGCCCTGACCGTATCGCAGCAGCAGGGCCATTCGTTTGAAGCCGTGGTGATCACCACTCCGGTGACCACCGCTGCCGAGCTGTCGGCCATGCATGACGCTGCGATCGCCCTGGGCAACACCTACGGCCGCCGCGTCTTTGTCATGGCGGCATCGGTCGGCATCACTACCGAGGATCAAGCCTGGTCGGAATACACCGCTGCACAGAAAGCCCTGGTCCTCGGCCTGGCAGCACCCCGCGTGCTGTGCGTGCCCCAACTGCATGGCAACGACCTGGGCGTGTTGGCCGGCCGCTTGGCCAATGCCGCCGTCAGTGTGGCCGACAGTCCGATGCGCGTGGCCACCGGCTCGGTGCTTGGGCTTGGCCCGGTCCCAATTGACTCCGAGGGTGTGCCATTGCCTTCCGCCGTGCGTGCCGAACTGGACACTGCGCGACTCTCCGTGACCCAGACCTACCCCGACTATCCAGGCGTGTACTGGGGCGACGGCAACATGCTCGACGTGCCCGCCAGCGACTTTCAGGTGGTCGAGTACCTACGCATCGTCGACAAGGCCGCGCGCCAGGTGCGTCCACTGCTGATTGCCCGTGTCGCTGACCGGCGCCTCAACAGTTCGGCCAACAGCATGGTGGTGAACATGAACGCGCTGATGGCCCCGCTGCGAGCGATGGCCAAGTCCACCACCTTTGCGGGCCAGGTGTTTCCCGGCGAGATCGAACAGCCCAAGGACGGCGACATCGTGCTGACCTGGAAGAGCAAAACCGCCGTGGAAGCCTTCATCAAGGTCAAGCCCCTGAATTGCCCGAAAGATCTGACCGCCAACATCGCGCTCGACCTTTCGACCACGGAAAAGGAGTAACCCCACATGGCTGCAAAGATTGGCGGCAAGAACTTCGACGTGAACCTAGGCGATCTGCTCGTTCACGTCGAGAGCGGCACCCTGGACATTACTGACAACAGCACTGTGGCGCAGAGCAAGGGCGTGCCGAATGGTCACGTTGACGGTGATGTGGCCGCTGCCGGCGAACTGGAGCTGGACACCACCAACTTCAACCTGCTGATCGAGCAGGCCAAGAGCGCCGGCAGCTTTCGCGAGCTGGAACCGTTCGACATCGTGTTTTTCGCCAAGGCCGGCGACGAGGAACTGCGCATCGAAGCGTTCGGTTGCAAGGTGCGGATCTCCAGCTTGCTGAGCCTCGACCAGAAAGGTGGCGAGAAGAACAAGCACAAGATCCCGTTCGACGTCACCAGTCCGGACTTCATCAAGATCAACGGCGTGCCGTACCTGAGTGCCGCTGAAATCGAAGGCCTGACCTGATGGGGGACTGGCTCGACGACGCCAAAGCGATCGAGGAATTGGAGCGTGAGCGTTCAATCGTTGCCCAGCTCGCCCGCCCGCGCCCAGCGGGACCGAGCCGGACCCACTGCCTGGACTGCGAAGAACCGATTCTCGAAAAGCGCCGCGCCCTGGGCGGAGTCGTCCGCTGTACGCCGTGTGCGTCCCTTACTGAGCAAGGAAAACGCCAATGAGCTTCATCAAATCCTGGCCGCACTTCGCCGCGGCTGAATTGCGCTGCAAATGCGGCAAGTGCATCAGCACCGGCGCCGAGATGGATCCGGCATTCATGGCCGAGTTGGTAACCCTGCGTCAGCAGTTTGGCCGGCCGATGGCGCTGAGCAGCGCCTACCGCTGCCCGAAACACCCGGTGGAAGTTAGCAAGCCTGCACCAGGTGAGCACTGCACCGGCCTGGCCGTTGATGTGCGTTGCCGTGGGGAAGATGCGGTGGAGATTCTGCGCCTGGCCATGAACCTGAAGTTCACTCGGTTCGGCATCAGCCAGCGCGGTAACGCTCGTTTTCTTCACCTGGGCATGGCGCCGGCCGGTGGTCGATTTCCCAGCCCTGCGATCTGGAGCTACTGAATGCGTCGGTTCCAAACCCATGCCCTGGTTGCCCTGGGCGCTGCGCTGTTCGGCAGTCAGCTGGAAAACATCGCCATTGCCTTTGACCGCTCCTATGGCGAGGAGGTCGCGGCCATCGCTGGGGCGTACTGCATGGCGCCGGAGCATCTGCGTGTTGCGCTTCGAGAGGTGATCGACGTCAGCGCGGCACCGAACAAAATCCGCGTGGAGTGCGCCGCCGATGCCCTTTAAAAGCGACCTGATCGTCAAGGCCGTGAACGGTTCGCCGCTGTGGGATCTGGTCCGACCGCTGTTCTTTGTGACTGCAAACGGTCGGTCGGTGACGGTGCCAGCAGGCTATCGCACGGATCTGGCCAGCGTGCCGCGCCCGGTGTGGTGGTTGGTACCGCGTGACGATGAAATGGCCCGCCGGCCGGCTGTGGTGCACGACTACATCTACACCAACCTGACCTGCAAATTCACCAAAGCCGAAGCCGACCTGGTGTTTTACCAGGCCCTGCAGGAAGAGGGCATGCACAAGCCTCTGGCCTGGCTGATGTATAGCGCGGTCCGCATCGGCGGCCGTGGCAACTGGAGCGCATGACATGGAGTTGAACCCGCTGACCGTCAGTGTCTTGCTGGTGCTGACTGAACTCGCCCTGACCGGCGTGCTGGGCTTTCAGGTTTACCTGTTCAAGCAGGTCAGCGCGGCGCGCCGCGAGCACCTGGAGCTGCGCCTGTACATGGCCCAGAACTACGTGAGCAACGAGCAATTCGACAAGGTCATTTCCCGGCTGGAAACCCGCTTGGAAAACCACCTCGACACCTATTTTCGCAACCTCAACAAGAGAGCCAACGCATGACTGACGTAAAACGCGACATCACCCTGGAAATGGGCGACAAGGAATTCACCTTCCACCTGACGCCCCAGGACGTGACGAAGTACTTCAACGCCACCACTCAAGCGAACAAGGTCGCGCCGGCGCACAACCTGCTGATGAGCACCATCAAGCCGGAAGGCAAGGCTGATCTCAAGCCGCTGCTGGAAAACCCGGTAACCACCATGACCATCGCCGGTGCGCTGCTCGAGGAGTACTCGCCAGACATCGACATCATCGTAAAAAAGTCCTCAGCCACGCTGACGGCTTAACCGACGACGGGCTGGGCCAGCTTATGGCCCTGACCCGCCGCTGGCTGCCCGGCGCCGAGCCCACCATCGAGAACATGGGCACGGCCAAGTGGCTGGAAGACGAACACTGGAAACGCATGAGCTTTGCCGTCGCTGACGGCATATCCCACGCCTTCAACGGATAACAATCCATGGCTGACCGAAGCGCCCGACTGGCTTTCATCCTGAGTCTGACCGACAAGGTCAGCGCGCCCCTGGGCAAGGTGAAAACCAGCTTTTCCGACCTGGCTACCCAAGGCCAGCAGAACATCATGAAGATGGGCGCAGGCCTGGCCGGCATGGTGGGCGCGGGCGTGGCCATTTCCGAGTCGCTGGAACCGGCGCTGGAGATGAACCGCGCCCTGGGCGAGGTCCGCTCGCTGGGTGTGGCTGAGGATGCATTGAATGCCCTGAACAAAAAGTCGCTGGAGTTCTCCGTGAACTACGGCGAGAACGCCCGCGACTTCGTGGCCTCGGCCTACAGCATCTCGGGCGCGATCAGGGGGTTGTCCGGTGACCAGCTGGCCACTTTCACCAACACCAGCAACCTGCTGGCCAAGGCCACCAAGTCCGACGCCGAGACCATGGGGGCCTACGTGGGGACCATGTACAACCTGTTCAAAACCTCGGCCGACGCCATGGGCAAAAGCCAGTGGGTTGAGAAGCTGGGCGGCCAGACGGCGCTGGCCGCGCAGTTGTTCCGCACGGACGGCGCACAGCTCAAGGACGCGTTCAAGGAAGTGGGCCAGCTCGCCACCACGGCCGGCGTCGATATCGCCGAGCAGTTCGCGGTGATCGGCACGCTGAGCAGCACCATGGAAGGCGGCGACGCCGGCGGACTGTACAAGTCGTTTTTCGAGAACATCGGTGCGGCGTCCGAAAAGCTCAAGTTGAAATTCACCGAGCAGAACGGCCAGCTGATGCCGATGGCCGACATTCTGGCCAAGCTCGAAGGTAAATTCGGCGATCTGACCAGCGCCGCCGCTGGTACCAAGTTGACCGAGGCTTTCGGCGGCGAAGGGGCGCGGGTGATCAATGCCCTGGCCAAGGACACTGACCGATTCAAAAACGGCCTGGACCAGTTGGGCAAAGTCCGCGGCTTGGAGAATGCCGAGAAGATGGCCAAGGCCATGGTCGACCCGTGGCAACAGTTCGGCGCGGCCGTCCAAGCGCTGCGCATTGCCTTCGGCCAGGCGCTGATCCCAATGCTGACTCCGCTGATGGACAAGCTGGTTGGTATCGCCAGCACACTGACCCGTTGGACCCAGTTGTTCCCGAACATCACCCGGGTCATCGGCATCACTGTGCTGGTGGTCTTTGGCCTGATCGCCGCCATGGCCACGATGACCCTCGTCGTAGGCATGAGCAAGATGGTTTGGCTGTCGCTGGTCACCGTCTGGAAACTCCTGAACTGGACGGGCTTTCGCAGCATCGCCATGTTCCTGCTGCAGACGGTGTTGGTCGCAGGCTTCGTCGTGGGCTTGGCGTTGCTCTACACCTGGATGGGTTTGGTCAGGGTCGGCATGTTGTTGTGGCAGGGGGCGATCTGGCTAGTCAACGCGGCCATGCTGGCCAACCCGGTACTGCTGATCATCGTCGGAATCGTGGCCCTGGTCGCGATCGTGGTCGCCGCCGCCGTCTACTGGGACCAATGGACCAGCGCCCTGATGAACACCGCCGCGTTCCAGTGGATCGCGGGCCAGCTGCAGGCGCTGTCGGACTGGTTCGGCTCGATCGGCGGCTGGACCGGCATGGCCAGCGCCGCTTGGGACGGCATCGTCGCGATCTTCAAGAGCGCGATCAACGGCCTGATCGAGATGCTGAACATGATCCCCGGTGTGCAGATCGATGCGGCCTTCGGTGACATGCCCAAGGCGCCCGAGATCCCCGGTATCGAAGCGCCGGTACCGAGCACGCCGATACCGAGCACACCGGCGGTTGATCGGGCCCTGCAGGCGACCCAAATGCCTTTGGCGGCTCGCCCTGCGTTGTCCGTTGTGCCACCCCTGGTCATGCCCCCCGTGTCGACCGAACAGGCCGAACAAGCTCGCCAACGCATGAACGGCGGCACGACGTCGGGTGGGCTGTCGCCGATGCGCCCGACTGCCGTGCCCCAAGGCGGCCTGTTGCGCAGCATCCAGAACAACAACAGCCAGACCCAAAACAAAGGCACCCAGGTGGGAACGATCAACATCAACACAGCCAAGCAGATGACCCCGCTGGAGATGGAAAACATGATGAGCATGGCGGTCGGAGGATGAGCGAGTACATCGATTTGCTGATCGTCGACAACGACCTGGTGCTCGATCCGTCCCGTCAGCCGGTGCTGATCAATGACCGTTCGAGCATTGCCCAGGACATCGCTCACATGATCCGAGACAGCGGCCTGCTGGTGACCTTGGTCGCCGAGCGCAACAGCCTGAAACAGCGCGATTGCATCCAGCAGCTGGAGCTGTTGGTGGAGGCGGACGAACGCCTGGTACCGGGCACGGCGCAGATCATCCAGCTGGAGCCTGGGCAATACCTGGTGACGGCCACAACCCTGAAGTTTGGCAGTATCGAGGTGACGTTGTGAGTGATGTGGATTTTAAACAGGCCCTGACGGACGCCGGCATCCCGACCACCGAGGCCGGACTGCGCCAGGCGTGGGAAGCGGAAGTTGCAGCCCAAGGC